CGGAGCCTCTAGAAATGTGGTTCAGCAGCCCTACATAGCAGAAAGCGACGATGCGATAGGCTTTGTTATTAAGGGGTACTCTCCGACGCAGTCCGAAAACCTTCTGGAGGCACAGCAGTCTGACGGGACACGGCGAGTTGAAATCAACGCCTGCGCTCCTGATGATGCCGCAACCCTGAAGGTTACTCGCGGAGCAGATACGAGTAATTACCACAACGCCATGATGTCCGCATCAGACTCCATTATTCAGATTGAGGCTGGTGCTTATGGAGGCAGCGGCGGTAGCGCAGGCGCTATGCTCAAATGCGGGGATGCTGGTGACGGTGATTATGGAAGACTCCTGATTTCTAATAAGTCAGGATCAGGGAGCGGCAACGAGGCAATCGTCATTGCTAGAGGAGGCGCTGACCCCGTATATTGCTTTACTGTTAATAATAACGGAGCAATCTATGGCCTGAATCTTACGACAAAGAATGATGTTACTGTAGGTGGCAATCTTGATGTAACTGGGACATCCTCCCTGACAGGCGACATAACCGCGCTTGGAGACGCCCAAATCAACGGGGATCTCCTAGTCAAGACCGACTTTGAGGTCGAAGGAAACGCGGTTCTGGACCAAGACCTCGTAGTGTGTGGTCAACACACCCTCGCTACCGGTCATGTTATCAAAAGCGCTGATGCCACCACCGCCACGGGGGCCATACAGTGGAGCAGTAACGGCCCATATTTTAGAGCAGAGGATGGGAGCGCCGCTGTCCCATACATTCGACTCTATACAGGGGCCACTCCTAATTATATTCACCTCCAAGTGGGGGATGGTTCAGGGGCCTATATACACTGCGATAATGCCCAAGTAAAGAGAGTGGCTGAGCCGACAGTCAGCAATGACGCCGCCACGAAGAACTATGTGGATAAAGGACTTGTAGTTGCGTGTGCGGCCCACTTTACCTACGACCACGACAGTGATCGGACAATTGATAACTTCACCATAGTCAAGCAAATCGGATGCACCGTAACGAGAAGCGGCAACCAGCAAATCAAATGTGTCCATAATCTCGGTACTACCCAGCATGTTCCGTTCATCAACATCGAAGGGCGGTCTGATTATTCCCACCAAACCGGCATCTCCTCAGTTTCGGTTGGTTCCAGCCAAGACCTCTTCAATGTTGCAAACGAAAACTCAGCACAGAACCGAAGAGGCTGGATTATGATTTATGCTGATCCTGCTTACCTCTAAACCTCCTCAATCTCAGGAACTTCTAACATGACTACAAAGATCGCAGCCTCAATGGCTACCGCTTTGATCCCGTCCACGGACAAAGCAGATAAGGAATCTGCTTCTCCCAAGGCTTCAGACGAGGGCAAGGTCGTTCAACTGGACTCCAACGGAACCTTCTCAGAAGCCTATATACCCACCCAAGACGCTACCGAAATTACAGCACAGTCTGCAGATCCAGCGACTCCTGCGGGTCTTAAAGGCGTAATTTGGATGAGCGACGGAACAGGAGCGGGGGATTCCGGCGATCTTATGGTTAAACTCACAGGACCAGATGTGAAAGCATCGGCTACATGGACCTTCTCAGATAAGCCGAATGAGGAATCTTGGATTCTCCTTTATGACGGCAGCGACCCCTCAGTAGGGCTTCGATTTGAGATTGATAACGAGGAGGACGGAATCCGGGGAGCATACGCCACATTCACATTCTCAGACAAGCCGAATGAAGAGTCTACGATTACTTTGATCGATGATGACGGAACCACAGTCATCTTTGAAATTGATAACGAAATAAATGGAGTAGCGACAGCAGGGGCCATAGCCGTCGATGGAATTGCTGCTGCTGGAGGAGGCCTTACAGGGACCGCAGCCGACCTTGTAGCCAAGATCAACGCTCAGTCCGCTCTTAATATCGCCGCCACTAACCCGTCCGCCGGGGAGGTTGTTCTTATTGGAGCCAAGAGTGCTGCTGGGAACACAACCATCACCACAAACGACGCGGGACACTGGAACAGCGTGTGTAGCGTAAATGTCCCCTCAGCGTTCATGTATGGAGATAATATCGCAGTTCAAGGCATCGCAGCGGCTGGCGGGGGTGCGACAGGAACGCGCGTGGCATTGATGAACACCATAAATGCCCAATCCTCACTAGGTATAACTGCTACAGGAGTGGTTAGTGCGATAGTATGCACTCAGGATACAGGGCATACTGTAGGTAATAAAGCGATCACTACAAACCACCCAGCCCATTGGGACAGCGTCTGTAGCGTAAATGTCCCCGCAGCATTCACTGGAGGGGCGGCGGGTACAACTAAAACAGCCACAATAGTCGATTGGTCTGGCGCCTAATGGCTACACCACTGGATAACGAAATCCTCATCGCGTTGGGGAGGCTGGAGGGTAAAATGGACTCCCTCATAACAAGGCAAGCAATCCATGATGAGGAACTTAGCCGCCACGACAAGCGAATCAGGCAGTTAGAACAATCAAAATCGTGGGTACTAGGTGCAGCCGCAGCGATGGCTGGGCTAGTCTCCCTATTAATTAATTTCTTTGGGGGTAAATTCAGTGGATAAGACACTTAGCAGTCTGCACAACGCTGTCGCAGAAGAACTCCTCCGTCGCGTGGAGTCAGGAGAGGCGAATGCTGCGGATCTCAATGTAGCCCGCGCCTTTCTAAAGGACAATGGCATTGATGCTGGGATCGAACAGAGTAACCCTCTGGAGAATCTCGCCAAATCTCTGCCCTTCAACATCGAACTGGAGAGTGCGTAATGTGTGTTCCAATGACTATTTCACCTTCTATGGCTCCTGCGGGCGGAGGCAGACAGCCCAATAAAAACCCCGCAGATGACCCAGAGCGAGTCAGCGAAGCAGCGGATGTCGTTGGAGACAGGCCGGACTCAGAGAAGCCGGTTCAGGTATTAGAAGACTACTACAAGAGCAGAAAACGCCGCAGAAGGTTGGCCCTCCTCAGAGAACAAGGGGGAAACAGGCGGCAGTTTGAGAGATCGCCTATGGGTTGGGGGGGACGACCGGAAGGGTCTATAGGTTTTGGTAGTGGCGGCTCAGGCGGCGGCATAACTACTGGGAGCGGCAGCGGTAAATAACCCAATGAGTGAAATAGACGCTCAACTCCACGACTTCCGTAACTTTCTCTACATTGCGTGGGATCATCTAGGCCTCCCAGACCCCACCCCAGTGCAGTATGACATCGCTGACTACATCCAGAACGGCCCAAAGCGTCGAGTCATTCAGGCCTTTAGAGGCGTAGGAAAGTCGTGGATCACCTCCACCTATGTCTGTCACCAACTTCTGTTGGACCCCTCTAAGAACATCCTAGTCGTATCTGCTTCCAAGCAGCGATCAGATGACTTCAGTACCTTCACCTTGCGTCTTATTTCAGAGATGCCACTGCTTCGTCACCTGAAGCCTAGTGAATCTCAAAGAAACAGTAAGATTGCCTTCGATGTGGGGCCAGCACCGGCTGCCCATGCTCCCTCAGTGGTGTCTAAGGGCATTACGAGCCAGATCACAGGCTCCCGTGCAGACCTCATCGTAGCCGACGATATTGAGAGCCTCAATAACAGTGCTACTCAGACAATGCGAGATAAACTCACTGAGGCGTGCAAGGAATTTGATGCTGTCCTGAAGCCCGGAGGGGACATCGTATTCCTTGGAACTCCCCAGACGGAGTCCAGTATCTACTCCCACATGCCAGAGAGAGGCTTCAAGACCCGCATATGGCCTGCTAGATACCCTGACGAATCCCGCATGAAGGGCTACGGTAAACTCCTGTCTCCAAAGATCACTGAGGAGATCGAGGAGGACGCAGAGATCGTGGGCCAGCCCACAGACCCCCTCAGGTTCGACGCAGAAGACCTGATGGAGCGAGAGGCCTCCTACGGGAGGACAGGATTCTCCCTCCAGTTCATGCTGGACCCAAGCCTCTCTGACCTAGAGAGATACCCCTTGAAACTGTCGGATCTGGTGGTCATGTCACTGAATCCCCGTGAGGGGCCGGAGAAGCCGATCTGGGCCGCTTCTTCAGAGAATATGGTCCAAGACCTACCCAATGTAGGACTGCCCGGAGATCGCTTCTACGGGCCTATAACGGCAGGTGAGGGTTCTTGGGCATCTTACACGGGTTCAGTGATGGCAATTGACCCCTCAGGCCGTGGAGCGGACGAGACAGCCTACGCGGTTGTCAAGATACTCAACGGGTTCCTGTTTGTCACGGATGCGGGTGGACTGCCCGGTGGCTACTCAGATGACACACTGAAGCGGTTGGCTATGATCGCCAAGGAGCAGGAGGTTAACCTCGTACTGATTGAGGCTAACTTCGGTGATGGCATGTTTACCCAGTTACTCAAGCCGGTACTGGGGAAAATCTACCGATGCACCACAGAAGAGGTGAAGCACAGCGTCCAGAAAGAACGCAGAATCTGCGATACTCTGGAGCCGCCAATGACCAGCCACAGGTTGATCATCAGTCGTAAGGTCATTGAGAAGGACTACGACAGCACCAGACACCTGCCCCCGGAAAAGGCCCTGAGATATCAGTTGATGTACCAGATGAGCCGCATAACCCGCGAGAGAGGCTCTCTGGCCCATGATGACCGCCTAGATGTCCTCAGCATGGCTGTAGGGTACTGGGCTGAGCAGATGGCTCAAGATGCAGACAAGCAGATTAAGGCTCGTAAAGACGAAAAGCAACGCCGTGAACTAGAGAAGTTCATGGATAACGCTATGGGTCGTAAACCTAAGCCCCTTACATGGATATGAATGGTCATTCCGAATAGGGTGACTAATGGATACATAACTGTGTCTGGGCCGATGGGACTCAGGTGAAATTCACCTAGTCAGTGGTCTCCCTTATCTCCACGGAATCGTGGGGGGTAAGGGGGGCCTCTGGGATCTAGGTGAAGTTGGGTTAAGAGTCTATAGGTGTCTATAGACTGAGGTACTACACCACACAGAGAAAAGGGGTGAGATGTGAGTGACTTTGTAATGTGTTCAGACTGTCTGAAGCGATACGGCAAAGAGGTAGCCGATCAGCATCCTCCGATACACCCAAATTACGAACACCAATTTATCCCCTTTAGAAGAGACCCGGAGGAGTGCTGTGAATCTCCTAATGATTGTGCGGATTACAAACTAGGCATATGTGACCCGGATGTGAATAGGGACTGATATGGCAAGGGACTACAAGAGGGAGTATCGGGAATTCCACGGAAAGCCCGGCCCTCGCAAAAGACGGGCAGCAGCAAACAGGGCGCGTCGTAAAGTGGGCCTAAAGGTGGGTGATCCAAGAGAAGTGGACCATAAAAGATCGATGACTAAGGGTGGTTCTAATGCTCGGGCTAACCTTAGGATTGTTTCAAGAAAGACCAATAGAAAGAAGGGGGTCAAGTAATGGCCGATAAAACAGTATCAACATGGGATCCGGGTACAAGAACATATGTGTCATCGAAGGTTCACTCCTTTAAGTCTGGGCCTAAGGGTTCACTGACACTTGCGGCGCAGCGTAGGAAGTCCCGTGCTGCTAGACAGCGTCCTCGTAGCCGTACTTCTATGGCTATTCCGACTAATGACATCATGGTTGCGGCGGCTCTTAAGAAGTAGTAAGAATGCTTCTGTATTGGTCGAGGATTATAGTTATCTGTAGACCTGCCCAATACGCCCTTTGTGTTGTCGGAGAACTCACTATATGGGCCACGGCCTATTAAATGCGTCATTTAGAGTGCTAATTAAACTACTACTACCATTTGCAGAGGTGTTGACCGAAATGAAGACCGCTAAAGAACCCTGTCCCTACTGTCGTATGCCTTATGTCGGGGTAGAAATTCACGGTCATATCCAATGCGAACACTGTGGAGTTGCGGTAACTCCCTGTTGCGGTGGTGGTTCCGAGTGTTCGACGGAAAAATCTGAGAAGGTATAACAAAGGGGTTCGCTCGCCCAGTTGCCCCCGTGGGGGGAGGGGTCCGATAACCCGGGCGGACACAGCGTCGGACACTGGACCCGCTAGCACCAGCGTACCGCAGCGGTGCGGGGGATGCCGTGTCCCTCGTTTGATGTGCGTCACCGTAGGGAGTCGGCCTAATCGCACACCGTGCGGATACGGCGACGCTGTGCGTCCGAGGGGGTGTTTTTATCATGAT